ACAGCAGAACAAGCTGCAGGCGCTGCAGGTCAAGGTGGCACAGCGGTTGATTTAATGGCACAACAACAAGAAATGTCAGTAAGAATGCAACAACTTGCAATTGATAATTTAGGCTCATTTAGCACAGCACTAGAAGAATCATTTAAAGCTGCAATGCTAGCAGTAGAAGCATTAGGCAAGTTAGCTAACGCAGTTGAAGAAAATCCGTTAAAATCATTATTCCTTTCACTAGCAGGACCAATTCTTTCAGTTGTTGCTGCTCTAACACAGTTTGGACCTTCGATATTTAAAGCGTTTAAAGGTACAGGGGGAGTCGGTAGTGCTGCTAGCTCATACTTGAGTAAAATTGGTGGTGCCAGTACAGTGCTGAAAGGTGTAGGACTTGGCGTAGTTGGTGCTGCAGTAGGAACAGGAATTCAATATGGCGGAGACAAGTTAACAGAAGCTGGCTACGAAAAAACTGGTAAGGCTGTGGGAGTTGCTGGTACAGCTACTAAGTATGCAGGTTATGGTGCTATGATTGGTTCTGTAGTACCAGGAGTTGGTACTGCAATAGGAGCAGGCATCGGTGGTGTAGTAGGCGCCGGCAAAGGTATATATGATCAATACTATGCTGGTAATGTGGGTAGCGAAAAGTTAGGCAAAGCTACAACGACGGCCACGTCAGCTAGCGGTACTCTTAAAGGTGTAACCGGTGATCAAATTAGATCTCATCCAAACTTTAAAAAATATCTAGCAGAAGAAGAATCATATTTCCCTGGTTCACCCGAAAACTACGCATCAGCGGCAGAGCGAGTTAAAGAAGATATGATTAAAGCACAGGGAGCTAAAATAAAAACTTCTAGTGCAAATCAATTAACTGCTCCAAAACCAGTAGCCGGCCAAATGACGCAAAACTTAGCAGCCGAACAGACTAAGTTGTATGGTGCTGTTGTTGATCCTGCCGCAGCGGCAGCCAAAGCAAAAGCAATGGAAAAACCAGTCGCTAGTGCCAATCCGGCAGAACAACAACAAATTAGTCTGTTACAAAGTATTTTAGCCACAATGCAAAAAAATAATTCTATATCGTCAGGAATTTTACAGAACAGCTATTAAGCTATAAATACACTATCGTAAAGAGAATATAACTATGTCATGGAAAAAACATTTCCGAACTGCAAACACTGGTGGACAACTAAGTCCAATTAGTGGAATTAACAATTCAGCAGATCCAAGCTATCGTAACTATCAAAGTCAATTGCCTGAAGTGTATATTGGCCATCCAAATCGTACTGAACGTTATAATCAATATGAATCCATGGATATGGACAGTGAAGTTAATGCTGCACTAGATATTATTGCAGAATTCTGCACACAACCAAATACAGAAAATGGCACAGGCTTTGATTTATTCTTTAAAGAAACACCAACAGACAACGAAATTAAACTACTTAAAGATCAGTTACTACAATGGGTTAATCTAAATCAATTAAACAAACGTCTATTCAAACTTGTTCGTAATACATTAAAGTACGGCGATCAAGTATTTCTACGTGACCCGGAAACATTTAAATTATACTGGACAGAAATGGGCAGTGTAATCAAAGTTATTGTTAATGAAGCAGAAGGCAAAGAGCCCGAGCAATATGTAATTAAAAATCTCAATCTTAACTTTCAAAACTTAACTGCTACTGCATTAAGTTCAAGCGACACCTACACCAATCACCCGCAACAAGGCGGGTCCGGCGGCTCTGGTTCGTATGTACAACCTAACGTACCGTATAGTGGTGGTTCACGCTTTAGTCATGCACAAAACGAAGCAGTACTTGATGCAGAACATGTAGTGCATATTAGTTTAACTGAAGGCTTAGATGTTAACTGGCCGTTTGGTACTAGCATTTTAGAAAGCATTTTCAAAATCTTTAAACAAAAAGAACTATTAGAAGACGCTATCATTATCTATCGTGTGCAACGTGCACCGGAACGTCGTGTATTTAAAATTGACGTAGGTAATATGCCTACACACATGGCCATGGCCTTTGTGGATCGTATTAAAAATGAAGTACATCAACGTCGTATACCAACACAAACTGGTGGCGGACAAAACATGATGGATGCTACATACAATCCATTAAGCACAAACGAAGACTTTTTCTTCCCAGTAGGCGCAGAAGGCCGTGGATCGAGCGTTGAAGCATTGCCAGGCGGTAGTAACCTGGGTGAAATTACAGACTTACGTTTCTTTACTAATAAAATGTTCCGTGGCTTACGTATTCCTAGCAGTTATTTGCCTACAGGCAGTGATGATAGTTCATCTACATTTAATGACGGTAAGTCAACTACTGCATTAATTCAAGAATGGCGCTTCAATCAATACTGTATGCGTTTACAAACTATGATAGTTGAAAAACTAGACAACGAGTTTAAAATGTTTATGCGTTGGAGAGGTATTAACATTGATGGTCAGCTATTTGAACTACACTTAAACGAACCACAAAACTTTGCCAAATATCGTCAAGCAGAAGTAGATGCGGCACGTATACAAGCATTTACATCATTAGAACAAACACCATACCTAAGTAAACGTTTCTTATTAGAGCGTTACTTAGATTTAAGTGAAGAAGAAATGCAACGCAACGATGAGTTATGGGCCGAAGAGCACAATGATACTCCGGATAATGTAAATACCGATGCTGGATTACGTGCAATTGATATTACCCCAGCAGGAATAGAAAGCGACATGGGTAACTTAGAAATGCCCGACCTAACTGCAGAACCAGCTCCGGGTGTAGAACCAGGAGCATTACCTGCAACAGGTGCTACACCAGCAGTACCAGCAACGCCCGCTGCACCTCCTGGTTTATAATATTTTAGGTAAATAATATTATGAATCTACTTGAAATATTTAATTCTGAATTAGTGCAACAGCACCAAACTGAAAAGGATGATAATACTCCTCTAAAGTTGTCTGATCTGCGTAAAACTAAATTAACATTAACACAATTACATCGTTTACGTATTATGAATGATGTACGTAGATTAGAAAAAGAACAAGACTTAGAACGAGTAAGATCGCAGTACAAACCAGCAGAAGTTGCCCCACCGATGTAGTTATCAACAAGAATCAATCAAAAAACACGCATTTAACTTCAATTTTTCAATAAACCAGTAAATAATATTACAGAGATATTACGTAACGTAAATCTCACCTAGACAGACACAATTTAAGGAGTTCTTTATGAACAAGTATGAACAGTTAATAGAACACATCATCAATGATGAAACTGATAAGGCTCGCGAATTATTCCACAACATCGTTGTTGAAAAATCACGTGACATTTATGAAAGCCTAATCGACGAAACAGATTTAGACGAAGTAGGCGGAAACAAAGTACAAGGTTACATGGATGAAGTTACTATCGATGAACAAGGTATCAGCGAAGAAGATGAAGGCGCTGACGAATTTGAAATGGACAGCGACGAAGGCGATATGGAAAACGACTTCGATAACTCAGGTGATTTGGATTCACACGAAGAAGAGCACGGCGACGTTGAAACACGTGTTGATGATTTAGAGTCAGCATTAGACGAACTTAAAGCTGAATTTGATGCTTTAATGGCTGGCGAAGAAAGCGAAGAAGAGCATGCTGACATGTTTGGCGGCGACGAAATGGGCGGAGAAGAAAGTGCTCCAGCAGAATTCATGGAAGCCGAAGAATGTGATACAGAAGAAGAAGACGACGAAGAAGTTGAAGAATCTATCGTTCGTGAATATGTAGAAAAAGTAGCTGCTCCATCAAATACTGAAGGTGCCGACAACAAACAATCTACAGTAGCTAAGAAAAATGATATGGGCGGCTCATCTGCTAACATCGTACGCGGTGGTACAGAGAACGGCGGCACAGTTAAAAAACCAACAGTAAATAACATGGGTAATATTAATGTTCCTGGTGGTAAAGCTGGTAATGCATTTGCTAAGAAAGAAAAAGCACCTGCTGCACAAGCACCAACAAGTACAAATAGTCCAGTAGCAAAATAATTTAGGATACTACGATGGCTTCATACTTAAAAGAAAACTTAACCTTTGACAATGCTAGAATGGAAATTCTAACAGAAGATAGTCATGACGGTAAAGGTAAGAATCTTTATATGAAAGGCATATTCATTCAAGGTGGCGTAAAGAACCACAACGAACGAGTGTATCCAGTAAATGAAATTAGCAATGCCGTAACAAATATTAACGAACAAATCAAGGGTGGCTACAGCGTTTTAGGCGAAGTAGATCACCCAGATGATTTGAAAATTAACCTAGACCGTGTAAGTCACATGATTACAGATATGTGGATGGATGGTCCTAACGGCTTTGGTAAATTAAAGGTTCTCCCTACTCCAATGGGTAAGTTAGTAGAAACAATGTTGGAAAGTGGAGTTAAACTTGGTGTTAGTTCTAGAGGTAGCGGCAACGTTAGCGAAAGTAACGGTCAAGTGAGTGACTTTGAAATAGTCACAGTAGATGTAGTTGCGCAACCTAGTGCGCCTAATGCATACCCAACAGCGATTTACGAAGGACTGTTGAATATGCGTGGTGGACACAAGGTATTCGAAATGGCAAAAGAAGCCAGCGCAGATCAAAAGGTACAAAAATATTTAAAAGAGCAGGTTACTCGCTTGATTAAAGATTTAAAATTAAAATAGGAGATCAGTATGTTAACAGCTATCAAGCCATTGTTAGATAGTGGCATCATTAACGAAGATACTCAAGCAGCTATTACTGAAGCTTGGGAATCACAAATTAATGAGGCTCGTGAACAAGTTCGTGCAGAATTGCGCGAAGAATTTGCGACACGCTACACTCATGACAAACAAGTAATGGTTGAAGCTCTAGACAAAATGGTTACTGAAAGTCTTACTGCCGAACTTAATGAGTTCGCCAATGAGAAACAAGCTCTAGCAGAAGACCGCGTGAAATTTAAACGTCACATGGTAGAAAGCGCCAGCAAATTTAATAACTTTTTAGTTAATAAATTAGCCGAAGAAATCAAAGAATTACGCACAGATCGCAAAGTTCAAAACGAAGCAACTGCTAAGTTAGAAAAATTTGTTATCAAAGCGTTAGCTGAAGAAATCAAAGAGTTCGATCTTGACAAGAAAGCAGTTGTTGAAACTAAAGTTAAACTAGTAGCAGAAGCTAAACAAAAATTAGCCAAACTACAAGAAGCTTTTGTTGCACGTTCAGCTAAACTTGTTAAAGAATCAGTAGCACAAAATCTAGGCACAGAACTGACCCAATTAAAAGAAGACATCCAAGCTGCTCGTGAGAACATGTTCGGTCGTCGCTTATTCGAAGCATTTGCTAGCGAATTCTCAGTAACTCATTTAAATGAGAACAAAGAAATTGCTAAATTGCATCAAACTATTGAAGCTGTTAAAGCTGATCTAGCTGAAAGCAAAAAAGTAATTGCGGAAAAAGAAGCTCTAGTTGAGTCAAAAAACCGTGAAGTACGTGTAATTACAGAAAGTGTTAACCGTAAGGACACACTTAATGGATTACTAAAAACATTAAATAAAGAGAAAGCAAGCGTAATGGCTAGCCTACTCGAAGGTGTGCAGACAGCAAAATTGCAAGCTGCATACGACAAGTATCTACCAGCAGTTTTAAACAACTCACAAGCACCAGTAAAGGCTGAAAAGTCTGTACTAGCTGAGAGTCGTGTAGAAGTAACTGGTGATAAATCTGCTAAAACAGTAAATTTAGAAACCAACAACAACGTTGTTGAACTAAAACGTTTAGCAGGGCTAAAGTAATACAAAAACTTATAAAAGGAAAACAAAGAAATGACAACCCAACTATTAGAAGGCCGTTGGAACGAAACTAAGGATGCCCTGTTAGAAGGTCTACAAGGTTCAAAACGTTCTACAATGTCCGTAATCTTAGAAAACACACGTAAGCACTTAACAGAAAACGCATCAGCAGGAGCAACAGCAGTAGGTAACGTTGCAACATTGAACCGCGTAATTCTTCCAGTAATTCGTCGTGTAATGCCAACAGTTATTGCAAATGAAATCGTTGGTGTACAACCAATGACAGGTCCAGTTGCACAAATTCACACATTACGTGTGCGTTATGCAGATTCACAAGCTGCTGGTTCATTAGGCGGTGATGCAGCAGTTCCAGGTGGTGAAGCACTTTCACCATTCAACATTGCTACAGCTTACTCAAGCAAAACGTCAACAGGTCTTGCAGCATCAACTAGTTCACTAGAAGGTGTTCCAGGTAACCGTATTAACGTTCAAATCTTGAAACAAGTTGTTGAAGCTAAAACACGTAAATTGTCTGCTCGTTGGACATTTGAAGCTGCGCAAGATGCACAATCTATGCACGGTTTAGATGTTGAAGCAGAAATCATGGCAGCTTTGGCACAAGAAATTACTGTTGAAATTGACCAAGAAGTTCTAGGTTCATTAGCAGCTTTGGCTTCTACTGCAACTGATAACTACAACCAAGCTACTGTATCTGGTACAGCTACATTCGTTGGTGATGAGCACGCTGCTTTAGCAGTTCTTATCAACCGTAGTGCTAACAAAATTGCACAACGTACACGTCGTGGCGCTGGTAACTGGGCAGTTGTAAGTCCATCAGCATTAACAGTGTTACAATCTGCAACTACTTCAGCTTTTGCTCGTAGTACAGAAGGTACATTCGAAGCTCCTACAAACACAAAATTCGTTGGTACTTTAAACAGTGCTATGAAGATCTATGTTAACACATACGCTTCAAACGACACAGTGTTAGTTGGTTACAAAGGTTCTTCAGAATCAGACGCAGCAGCGTTTTACTGTCCATACGTTCCATTAATGAGTTCTGGTGTTGTGTTAGATCCATCAACATTCGAACCAGTAGTGGGCTTTATGACACGTTATGGTTATGTTGAATTAAGTAACACTGCATCATCTCTTGGTAATGCAGCTGACTACTTAGAAAAAATCACTGTAGCAAACCTATCATTCCAATAAGATTTATTCTTAGTAGGATATGAAAATAAAAAGCCCCGCAAGGGGCTTTTTTGTTGGCTCATGTTAAGATAAGTACGTATATGAAATGTTATGATATAAATTCAAACTGTTGGGTAGATAAATTAAAATATCTTGATCAATACGTTAAAACAAATAGGTTAGTGGCTGTATCTACAATAGAAAAATACAACGACTCGATTCGTAACGGTACATTAAATGAATTCATTGCTAAACTAACTTCAAATTTTGATCTATTGATATTATTTGAATATCACGGTGATCAACGCCCGTTAAACAATATCAATGAATTACCTATACAAACAATAGTATTATATTGGAATTATAAAGATGATAATTTAGAGAATTACTTTTATTACCCAAATTGGTTATTCTCAACTGCGGAATTATCTAATACAATGCTCAGCCCAACTACAGAATTTTTATTTAATTGTGCATGTAGAAATTTTAACGAAAGACCGGGTAAAATATATAATTATATACAGCTTAAACAAAAATATTACTTTGACAAAATTTTATTCTCTAAATACAAGTCAATTCACCCCCTTAGAGAATATGCAATGGACTTTCTCACAGATGCAGAAATAGTAAGATTTACAGAAGAATACGATTCATGGCAACTAATGGATTCAGACGAAGCAACTAATACTGGATTAGATTTAGTTACCTCAATGAATTCTACTAATTATGATGTCTATAAAACTAGTTTATTTCATATTGTAGCAGAAACTTCAGTAAACAAGTCATTACTAAGCGAAAAAACGTATAAAATATTTGCTGTGGGGCAAATACCTATTATGTGTGGCCCACAACATGCGATATCACATCTAAGAGATATAGGATTTGATGTATTTGATGATATAGTTGACCATAGCTATGATAATATACAAGATAACAAAGCCAGGATAGATGCAATGCATGAAGTGTTAGATTATATTGCTACATTAGATCATGCTAAGTTATTAATCAATACTACTGATAGAAGGCTGCACAATTTTAATCATTTAAAATCAACTAATCTTAAAGAATCGTTGCTTAAACTAATAGTATCTCGTTTAAATTAATAAATACTATAGTTCGCTCTTGAATGAGAGTTTATGCAGTAACCCACTGCGTAGGCGTTAGAACGCTAATTATACAAGGAGAAACAAATGGGACGTCCTATTAAGAAAAAGTTTTTTGGTTCAGATAATGTTAATGATGGTTTAACCTACACAGCCCCAGGCGGTGAAGGCGTATCGAGCATTACTTACACAAACCGCGGCACAAATTATTCACAAGGTTTAACAGCAACCGCAGCAGTTAGCCCAATTGGTGGTACACGTGCAGTTATTAATATCGCTGCAGTTAGTACAGCCAACGGTCGTATTGATACAGCAACAGTTACAACAGCAGGTACTGGTTACACAACTGCACCAGATATTACTTTAGTTAAACCAGCCAACGTTGTTGTAACTGGCGGAGCAATTAGTGCTTCAAATGTACTAACAGTTTCAACTACTGTAGGTTTATTTGTTGGTATGGCTGCAAATACAGCGTTTGCAGCAACTACTAAAATTACAGCTATCGGTACAGGTAATGTTACAATGAGTGCCGCTAATACCGGTGCAACAAGTACAACAGTGATTGGTTTTGGTGATATCGGTTCAGCAGGCTCATTAACAGCAGTTCTTGCTGCTACTACAGTTACAGCTAATACAATTAGAGCTAACGCACGGATTACCGGTGGCACAATTGGTAAACAAGCTGATATCGTTAGTCAACGCAGTTCACGTCGTTATCGCGTAACTAATGCTGATGGTACTGATGTAGTTCGTTTAGTGCCAACAGGTGTTAACGGTGTTAACAGCCCAACAGTAGCGCAAGTTGTTGCTGCAGGTGGCCCAACAGCCGCAGGCGAAATGACACTAACAGCGTTTGACTCTGATAATGGTAGTTATGTAGTTGGTAAACTTGAATCACGTACAGCATTGTTATTCCCGGCAGATATTGATGGATATACAGCAGGTGTACAGTTTACCGCAAACAGCCATGCTCGCTGGACGTCAACTGGTGATGCAGTAGCAAATACAACAGTTAAACTTGCATCAAACGACTAATTTTTAGTTACTAAAAATAACAGCTTCGGCTGTTATTTTTTTGACTATACTATCTACAATTAGCATAAATAATAGAAACTGGGATATTTAGATGGCTGCTGTTAAAAAACTCAACACCTCGTATACAATTGACACTACTGATGTTATCATCACAGGTAATCTAACGGTACAAGGTTCACAAACTGCAATTCAAACTACTAATACTACATTAAAGGACAACATTATTGTTCTTAATGATGGCGAAGTCGGTGCAGGTGTTACACTGGGTACTGCTGGTATTGCTGTTGCTCGAGGATCACTGGCAAATGTTGCCTTACGCTGGAATGAGGCTACTGATAGATGGCAAGTTACCAATGATGGAACAACATATTTAAACATAGTTGCATCAACAGCTGGAACATTTGCATTAATTGACGATACTGCACCAGCATTAGGCGGTAATTTAAATACCAATAGCTACACCTTATCATCAAATGTCGGCAATTTAAAATTCAATGGTAACATACAAATTAACAATACCCTAGTTGCGCCCACAGCAGTTACTGGTGCCACTGTAGTATATGCTGCAACACCAAGTGCAGGAGCAAGTGGAGTATTTGTTGTTAATGGCGAAGCTGTTAACGAAGAACTAATTACGAAAAAGCGAGCATTTGCTTTTTCAATACTATTATAGGATTAACACAATGGCAATTTCTAACACCTTATTAACAACAGTGGTATCAAACGTATACGTCAGTTCGGGCAACACTGTAGTATCTGTTATATACTTTTGCAATACAGATTCTACTGCTAAAACATTTGATCTATATGCGGTGCCTAGCGGAACAGCAACGATCAATAGTAACGTACAAATTTACAAAAGTGTACAAATACAAAGTAATGACACTTTTGTTGTTGATATGGAAAAAATTGTATTGGCCAACGGTGATACATTAAGAGCTAACGCATCAGCGAATTCATCAATAACAACAACAGTTAGTTATGTAGGAATGTAAATGGGACGCTTACTTAAAAACACAGTATTTAAAACAGGCAGTTATGCACTAGGTGTTCCTGTAGGATCAAGTTCTATCGGTCCAGATGTGCCAGTTATTGGACAAACACGATATAACACTTCTACAAGTAAATTAGAATTTTATTCCGGCAGCACATGGAATGCCGTAGCTAAAGAAGGTGAAGTTACTATTACTAAAGATACGTTTGCTGGTGATAATGTAGCATCGACTTTTACAATGACTAAAACTTATAATTCTGGACAAGAACCACAGGTCCTGGTATTTTTAAACACAGTTTATCAAAATCCGGGTGTGAACTATACGTTTAATGGAACAACAACTATAACTTTTACCAGTGTACCAACAACTTCTGCAGTTATATTAGTATTACATAATATTGGCAGTACAACCGCAGCCTAACTCCTGCGATAAATATTAAAATAGGAGTCAGTGAATGGCAATAGGTCGTGTACCCGGAGCGGCACTGTTAGGAAATTTAGATAGACAAGGTCTTGATCTAGGGTTTACTACCAACAGTGATACGCTATTACAGTTAGATTTTACTAACTTTCGTCTTGGTATCAACACGGCATCACCTCAAGAAGCACTAAATGTCACCGGCAATGTACTTGTAACTACAGGTAATGTACTAACTTCAGCTAACTTATCATACGATATTGGTTCAACTAATAACCGTTGGCGTAATATTTACGGCAGCAACGTATATGTCGATAATATCACTAGCACAAACATAGCAGGTACAATACTAACAGCCGCACAGACTAATATAACATCGCTTGGCACATTATCTGCGCTGACAGTAAGTGGCAATATCATTGCGCAAAGTTCTATAGTACCATCAAGCAACATCTCTGGCAATATCGGATATGCTGATAAATGGTGGAGTACAGTGTATGCTAATACTGTTAACTCAAATAATTTATATGGTACGATCCTTACAGCAAATCAACCTAACATAACAAATTTAGGTAATGTTACAGTCGACAGTATTTCCATTGGTGGGAATATATCTATTACTGGTAATGTAACGGGTGCAGATATTGTTGCTAATAATATAACAGCCAACACTATTACTGGAACGATACTTACATCAGTTCAGCCTAACATAACAAATTTAGGTAATATCACAGTTGATAGCATTACTATTGGTGGAAATATAACCATATCAGGTAATACAAGTGGAGGTGTTATTAATGCTGATGAACTTTATGAAAATAATGTTCGAGTTATAACAACTGCCACTACAATAAATGTAACAGGTGATGTAACTGGCAGCGGCAATGTTTCTAATATTGCTCTAACACTAGCAAATACCGGAGTAACAGCTGGTGTATATGGTTCTGCTGATGATGAAGTAGCGGATCGTGTACCAAAAATAACAGTAGATAGTAAAGGTCGTATTACAAACATTGCCAACGTAACATTAACACAAGTAGGTAATGTTACATTTAACAATACAACAATATCAACTACAGCCAACTTAACTCTTGCTCCGGTTAATAATTATATTTTTGCTGGTAACAGTATAATTTCTAATGTTGCTAACCCAGTAGGTCAACAAGATGTTGTTACATTAAACTATTTAACTACTGCTATCAGTGCCGCTGGAGCTTCGTTAACCAACGGTGATAGTCTATTAGAGTTAATAGATGGTGCTGCCAGTAGATTAGAACTTACACTTGATTCTCAGCTAATCGCAAATATAACAGCAAATACATCAACATTCTACAATACTGTTAATATTGGTAACATATCAATCGATGATAACACAATTTCATCATCAGGAAACATCTACCTTAATGCACAAAATACGGGTATTGTGCATATTGTAGGAACAGATGCACTGAGTATACCGGCTGGTAATTCATCGGTTCGACCGCTTAATCCGGAATTGGGTTACATACGATTCAACACAGACAGTGAAACATTAGAATACTGGACTGGAACAGAATGGACATACCCAGGTGCAGCTACAATTACATCGGAAACAATTACTCCCGATGGCGTAAATGCCAGTTATGTTTTAAGTGAAGAATCTACACCGGACGGATTGATTGTCAGCATCAACGGTACACTACAACAACCGTTTACGTCATACATAATGACTGGTAATTTGATAACATTTATAGAAACTCCGCAAAGT